CCCATTACCCACCCAGCGACGTAATCTAAATCGTAGTTATTTAACGGGCTCATTGTAGCCGTTCCCACTACATCTAACTGCGCGTCCATGTCGTTTATGTAATAAACATACATGTCTTTCAATATGAGTTGACAGTCGCTTAGAATAGTGTTTAAATTGGCGCGGTCTTTTTGTATAATGTCAACGCAATAGACGTTTATGCTAAATTGGTTCGTATTAAGGTCTTCAAGGTCGCTCAAAGGTTCAACGAAAACAACCGGGTACTTCTCGTCTTTAGTAGAAAAGTTAGGCATTTGTTCACGAAACTCACCTCCGTACTTTTTAATTTGCAAGTGAGCGTTACAAAATTGCTCGATTTTAGAAAGTAGTGTTATATAGCTTGTCATAATGTAGCGTTTTCTTGCATTTTCTTAACCTTGTTTTGGGTGCTTGTTACGTCACTTTCGACTACCACTGCTTTTACCGTGAGTTGGTTGTTATTGTTCTCAACGTCTTGTGCTGCGCCCGTGGTGTTCATGTTGTTACCTTGTCCGAAAAGACTAAATGAAGGTGTCCCGCCCGTGTTTGGTGTAGCACCGCCCCCCATTGGAGTAGTTGAACCACCACCACCGCCAGCAGGACTTCCGTTTTTAGCACCATATTGAGTACTTGCAATTTTAGCGACATTCGCGACAACTGAACTTAATGTCAAAGCAAATGAAGCAATAGCCCCCGGGTTTGGAATACCTGCAACCGTTAATGAGTTACTTGCAAAAAAGGCAGTTATTGACTTGTAACCGTCAAGAATAGCCATACTTAACTGCAACGCTTTCGCGACTTGAAACTGTCTCTTTGCTCGTTTCTCTTTGCTTTCTTCGTCTTGTTTTCCAAACCTATTAGACAATGTAAACGCTGTTTCTGCGAGGTTGTTAACTGACTGCGTATATTGTTCGGCTATTGCTATTTTTGCATCAAGTTCGGCTTTACGTTTTTGTGCTTCTTTCGCTCGTGCTTCGTCTTGAATTTTGGCTATTTCTTCCGCTTGTCTTTTCTCAAGTTCTTGCGTGTCTAAGCCGTATTGTTTAGCTTGTTCAATTAGATTGAAGTATTTCGCTCTAATGGTGTCCTCTTCAAGTTGTGCCTGACTGCGTGTGTTTTGGTCGTATAGTGCGAAAAAATCTTCCTCTTCCTGCGCTCTTAATAACTGAGCGTCTTTAATAACCTTGTTTAGTTCGGCTTGTTTTTTCCCTTCTGCGTCAACGTATTTTTTATTTATTGCATCTGCAGTTTGAGCCGCTTCTTGTACGTATAAATCATTTAATTTTTTACGTTCGTCTTTATTTAGCTTTTCGTTTTTTGCTAGGTCTTCGCGAAGTCTTTGGTATTTATATTCGTTTGCTTTAAGTTCCTTTTCAACTCCGTCTTGCATCAATCCGAGTGTAATGTCCTGAATCAAACGTGTAGCTGCTAACCTAGCAGCTAAAAATTGTTCGTAATCTGCGGCGGCTTTTTCTTGTTCTTGTTTAACTTCTTGGTTGAGTTTAACTTCCTCAACCTTTATTTCGTGTGCCTTAGCTTTATTGGCTTTGACTGTGTCTTTCCATAGTTTGGTTTGGTTTAAGAAATTGTTACTCATAAACTCCAAAACTTTAGTTTGGTTCGCTATTTCCTCTTGCATGTATTTATTACGCTCAATTCGTAACGCTAAAGTGCTTTTTCCTTCGGCATCCAACAAGGCAATTTTTTGGTCCATTAAACCAAGCACCTCTTGACGCTTTTCTTTTTCCTCTTCAAGTGCTGCGGTAGTTTTGGCAAGTGCTTCATCGGCTGCGAAAGACGTTAAACCCATTAAGTCCAAGAACCATTTAACCGCGTCAATTAGTGGTTTAAATGCTTGAGTCAAAAAGTCAACGAATTTAGTCACGAACCCAAGTCTTTCGGCTAACATGTAAAGACCCGCGACAATAGCAGCAACAACCGCAGCAATTAAGAATATAGGGTTAACAAGTAATTGCGCCCCCAACTTAAGAAACGCACCACCAACACTCGCAACCGTAGAACCTAACCCCTTTAAACCGCTCGAAATAGTTTTGCCGTCTATCTTACCAAGGTTACCAGCAAACAACTTAGCCGACTCACTCGCACCTTCAAAGTCCATTGACATTAACTGCGAAGACATCAACCCGAAAGCGTTAGACGTTTGCTCAAAGCGTGAACCCGAAGCAAAGACCGCAGCCCGTTCGTTGGCATCTTTCAGTTTGTCCGAAAGTTCCCCCGCTTTTTCTGCGAGGTCCGCCATTTGTTTAGGGTCAGTTGCGTTGGCTAACTCCCCTTTTAAGGCTTTAAGTTCCGAACGTATCTGAGCGATACCGTTGAGTTTTATATTTATTTCTTGGTCTGCCATTAAATAACCATCATTGTGTTATCGTAGTCACCTCTATTCCCACATCCACCAACTGGCTTGATATCTGAGTCCGTGTTTAAGTCACTTGTAAACTCAGGAAACAAAGCCTTATTAGTAAGTAGGTAGTTAGTAAGTCGCTTTTCGTAGAAGGCTGCCATTTGTCCGTAGTGGTCCATCACGAATGCCGTTTCATTTTGACTCACGTTGTTTGAGTAGTCACCGAACTGCGTTTGTATACCTTTATTCTTAAGTTGGTATGTTAGTCCGAAGGCTGCTTGTTCGGCTGCCCTCCACGCTACAACTGGCTGTATCTTTTCAACTAAAGCCTCTTCGTCGTTGTTTAATGTTTGAGCGTTATACGCACCCAATAGATAAGCGTAGAAATAACTTCCGAGTATTGCTTGTACTCGCATATCACTCGCTGGCTTAACGTACGGGAAAACATCCGTAACGTCAACATTCGCGGTTATTGGTGTGTTTACCTTAAGGTAATTTTCAGTTACGAAATAAATCATAATGTCGGTGTGTTATTTTCGCTCAATGGTGGTAAAGCTGCCATTGCTCGTATTTCGTTAGGTGTCATTGTTTCGAGAACCTTTGCAGCGAGTGTTGGGTTCATGGCGTTAAGTGCGTTAATTACCGCTTTACCTTCGTCTTCAACTGCTGTAATTGTTTCGTTGACAATTTGATAGTTGGTTATTTCGATGTGTGTATTTATACCTACGACTTTTAAAAGTTGGTTAAATACATCGGCAACAGTTTCGCGCAAAGGAATAATTGTGTTTTTCTCAAAAATTACGTACGCTTGCTTAATATCCGAACCGCTACCCAAAGAACCCGTAGTTCTAACTCCAAGAAGTATTGGGTCGATGGTGTGAGCGAAACAAATTTGCTCGGTATTTAATTCAGAAACACCCTTAAACAATTCATCATTTGAGTTTGTAGGTACGTTTACTAAGTCGGGTAAACTTTCTTTGTTATTGGCAAAGAAGGCAACCGCTTTTCCTGCGTTTTCTGCGCCTTTCAACTTGTTAACCGTGTCTTTAATTAACTGCATCTCTTCGGGTCCTTGTGGTTTCTTTGGGAACATCATGGCAAACGAAGGGAAAATGCTATTTTGAATGTTCGACTTTTGTAGGTAGCTTAATTCACCACTCAAAAAAGCGAAGTTTAACGCACTGGTGTACTGAGGAAGTGGGTAAAAGTCTTGTCCAACTGACTGACCTTCGTAAGCCAACAAATAGCACCCGTCTTTGTGTTCGGGGTGGTATGGTAAATACGTCTTTATTTGAAGTCCATACTCCCAGTCTTCGTTAACTGCGTAGATAGTTTTCGTTTGGTTTATTCTTACCTTTTCAGGGGCAACCCGGTACACGTTAAACACCTTCCCACCTTTCAACTCAACGTGAAAATAGCATCTATCGTGAAGAATAATGTCTTTAGTGATTGCCTTAATAGTACCTTTCAAGCCGATTTTCTTACCGAACGAGTAAAGTACAACCTTTTCCATGTCGGTTAACTTCGTCTCATCGAAAGAATAACCCCCACCGATTGCCGCGTTAGTCTTAAAGTCCACGATGGACCCATGTAACGGACTCATGAAATACATTTGATTCATGTACTGCGGAAACAAATTGTCAAACCCGAAACGCACGTAACCTTGTGTAGTGTATCTTACATCTATTCGTGGTAATGACAAGTTACCTTCAGGCACTTTGAGAAACGGTGTACTAAAACTTTGATAACCCGTATCAACTACTTTAAGACTTTCGTCTTTTTTAAACTTTCCAAATAAACCCATTATTCATAAATTGAATTTGATACACCTTCGACCACCATACGACCTTCCTCAACTAAAGTTAAACCATTATCATTCGTGTTTGGGTCAACTATAATTGGCACTGGACTTTCGTAAACCCAATATCTATACTGACCTATGCGAAACGTCACGTCTACACCCTCATCCAAAAAGAAAAGATTGTAACGATTAACGTACTGCGAAAAGTCCACACCCACCCAATAAATAGGTGCGAGTGTTTGGTCCATTTCCCACACGAATTTAAACAACCAAGTCGGTGCTGTGATTGTGGCACTTTCAGTTAGCGTTAAGGCTATTGTATTGTTTTGGTTTTGTTCGATGTATATCATACTACCTTAATAAGTAAGATTTGAAAAAGTTGGTTAAATAAAAAAGGGGGCTAATTAAAACCCCCTTCTAAATTCGTGTTTATCTAATTAGATAATATCAGGAATTTCAGCAGCGTCAACTTCAAAAGCAAGGTTTTCGTTTTCAGCTACGAACGTAATTGAATACTTAGACCCGTCAGCTTTGGCAGTTCCCGAACCTTCAGCAACCGCAGTAAGTTGAGCGTTTGGAAAATACCAATACTTACCGTTAGCGTCACCAACTACAAGTGCCAAGTCGCGTTGACCTTCACCAAGGATTTTAATTGCTTTAGACTTAGCCGCCTCTCTTCGGTGGAAAATCAAAGTGATAGTTTGAGTAATGAAAGACGAACCATTTACTAGGTCGATTGCTGCCTCTTCCGTAAACATTCCCGTGTTACGTCTGAACTCGAAAGGAATGAAAGGGTCTGCAAGTGTACCGAAAGAAGAAATTATCCAGTTAGCCTCAACAATAGTTCCCGTCATGTTGTCCATGTCGTTAATATAAATTGAAGTTATCCCTCCGATATTGTTGTCGCAACCCTTTAAAATTGTTTCTATTGTTGTACAAGCCATTTTATTTAGTATTTAAGGTTAAAAAAAAGGGGGCGGTTAACCCCCCTGAAACTATCTAAATAATTTTAGCAGTATTGGTCTCCACCATACCAAACAACCTGAGTAGTGTTCACAACGTAGAAACCTGCTTTAAAGTCAGCACGTGCACCGATACGACGGTCCAAAGTTGTCTTAGAGAAGTCAACGATTTGCAAGTTGTCTTGGTCACCTTCTGCATCTAAAGCATAGATGAAGTTAGTGTAGTCAGACAAAATGATTGTTGAAGCAGGAAGACCATACTCAACTACAACTGGGATATCCAAGTAAGTCAAAGCCAAACCTGTAGTAACGTTCGTGATTGTGTTAGTCGAAGCCGTAGCGATTCGGTAGTTAGCAGCAACGTCAGGAGAAACTTTGAATTGCATGTTAGCAGGATTAACCAACATTTCGTTAGTCGCAGCCGCCAAAGTAGCACCCATTTTAGCAAGTACGTTTGAAGACGTGATAGCCGCGTAAGTTCCTGCAGGTGTGATATAGTCGTCAGCAGTACACAAACGCAACAACCAACCATCACACAAAGCCAATGCAGGTGTAGCACTTGCCGTATCACCTCTCCACATCAATTGAGCAAGTTCTTGGTGACCTTTCTTCGCCATTTGTGCCCAGAAGAAGTTCATGAAAGATGCAACTGAAAAATCAGAGTTAGAACCTTTAGCCATTTCCAAAGCCAACCAAGATTGTTCTAGGTCGTATTGACAAACAGATGCTTGTGAAGTCAATGCACAAACGTCGATTTCTACTGCTGAAACTTCGCCGTTTTGTGCTGTAAAGTCACATTCTGCCTCAGCAAGAACCTTGTCAAATACAACCGTTGCAATTTTTGTTTTGTTTTTGATACCCGGAAGGACACGGTAGTTAGATACTGCGTTCTCCATTCCGTAAAGAATAGAGTAATACTCTGAAGGGTTTGCTTGAAGTAACGCGCTCGCGTCTACTGTCAAATCGAATTTGTACTTTTTAGCCATTGTCTTTATTTTTTTAAGAAGTCAATTACTTGGTTAAACTTTTGCGCCGCTGTCATTTTGATTTCTTCAACGGGTGCGACTTCCTCCGTTTCAGTTAGTTCATTCTTTAGGTCTGCGATAACTTGCAATAGTTCGGAAATTCGTTGCTCAATGTATGGGCTAACGATTGCCAAAATAGCGTCGGTGTCTGCTGCTGGGTCAATAGCTGCTTCAACTTCAACAACCTCTTCTTCCTTAACGGACTCTTCGGTTACTTCGGTTGTGTCTGCTAATTCCACTTCCGTAGACGCTTCAACTTCCATTACTTGCTCCTCAGTCGTAGGAATTTGCACGTCAACAACTTGACCGTCTTTTACGATAATCAATGTGCCGTCTTCGAGCGTGTGTTCTCCGTCTGGTAACATATTATTTATTTTTATTTGGTTGCTTAATTTAAGACCAAGAAAGCCCTCAATAGAAAAGCCTACTTGACCTGCTTCGACTAACTTGTTATAATAGTCCGTGTCCGTGATTTGTGCCGTGACCATCAAAGTTCCTTTAGGTACCTCAATACCAAAAGTGCTTTTCGCCTTGTCCGCTTCCGGGTTGTCAACTAACCACGCTTCGAGAATGTAGGCAGGAACGATTTGGTCTCCTTCGTGTTCTAAGTTGAAAAGGTTTCTATTGTTCAAGTTCAACATGAAGTCTTTGAAGATAGTATCAATTTCGACCTCGCTAAATTGTACATAGTACTCGCCCATGTCATCATCACGGCGGTAAATGTCCATTGGTATCATTGCAGGTGCAGTAATACGATATTTTTTCTCGTCTGCAAAGTGACTTTTTGCTTGGGACTTAAACGCTACACCCTTAACCAATACAGCAGGGTTTGCGGTGAAAGCTATAGCGTCAACACCAAGCGGTTCGGTGCCGTCATTATACGCTTCGTCTATGGTAATTTTGTAAGTTGGTAAACCTTCCATTGACTTAATAAGTACGCTAAAAAAGTTTTGGTTAATTTTTAAACATTATTTTTATACCTTTGGTTAAAATCTAAGCAATGATTCAAATTTACGGGGCTGAAATACCCAACCAACTAAACGAGTTAACCGTTGAGCAGTTCGACCACCTCAACAAAATCGAAAACAACATCGAGTTAGACACCATCGAAAAGTGGATAGAGAAATTTATTTACTTAGGTGTTGAAGAAAAAGCCTTCGATTCAATGGAACTTGACGAGTTCGCTAACTACATTAAAGACTTTAACAAGTCCGAAATACCAAGCACCGAAAAGGTGACGCAAATTGTCATTGATAAATACACTTATGAGACCTCCGAGAATATCGGTGTTAAAGACTTAGGAATGATTGAGAAAATTTACCGCAGTCAAGACGACAATTTTACGGCTCAAACGCTTTCAATTCTTTTTAAACGTACGGACCTTACACGAACCGAACACTACGCACCTGCGCACCTTAAATTGAAAACTAATTTGTTCAAGAAACAAACAGCAGAAATTGCATTCCCGTACATTCTCGATATTCTACAAAAGATAACCAAAATAACCGAAAAGAAAGTTGATGAAACTACCGAAGAGTTGGAACGAGGTAACGGTTAACCAATGGGTCGAACTTAATTCAATAGACCCTAACGAATTTAACAGCGTGTTTCTACACACGTTGGAAAGTCTTTCTATACTCTCCGATACAGACCCCGAAGAGTTGGAAGACCTAACCCCCGAAAAACTAATTGACCTTGCCAGTGAGGTATCTTTTATTAAGCGTGAGCCGTCCAATAAGCCTAAACAAGCCGTGAAAGGTTTTATGTTGAAGCCGTTGGACGCGCTTACCTTAGGGGAGTTCATCGACCTTGAGTATTATATTAGTCAAACCACCGAGAATTTTACCCTTTTGCTTAGTATATTATACAAACGCTGGAAAACTGACGAGTGGGGTAACGTGGTATTTGAGCCGTATTCGTATAGTCTAGTGAGCCGTAAAGAGGTATTTAATGAGGTCAGTATAAACGAAGTCTTTGGTGCGGTAAACAATTACGTTAACTATTCAAACGACTTTAAGAAACGCTACGAAAATCTGTTTAACCCCGTAATCGAAGAAACCGAAACGGAAGAACTAGACGAGGAAGACCTTAAAGCCGAAGCCGAAGAACAACGTTTCAATAAATGGTCGTGGGAAAAATTACTTTACGACATCGCCAACGAAGACCTTACCAAAATAGATGCGGTTACGGACTTACCGTTAGTGTTCGTGTTTAACATGCTGTCAATGGTTGAAGAGTTACAGCTAAACAAGGCTTAACCCCAAACCTTCCACATTTTATCGTACTCAAATAAGCCGTTCCACTTACCACCATCTGCACCAAACAAGTTATAAGTAATGTTAACCTTCACATTGTCGGGTGTCATTCCTACCGTGTCAGCATTTAAGAAAGGGTAAGTTTTAATCATGAAAGCCAAGTACTCATCTATTGCACCACTAATAAACCTTTGACCATTAGCCGAAGCTATAGCGTTTTGAGTAATGTAATGTGGACGTATAACACCGCCGTTAGTTAGTTCCGCTCCCTTGTCTAAGAACATATAGTAATAAATAGCACTAATTTCTACATACAAGTTATTTACGTCACCACTACCAGCAGAAATACGAATGGAGTCTTTCATTGTACCAAGTTGTACTAAGCCTTGACGCTGTATCTCTTGTTGAATTGCACGCTGTAAATGTACTCGTGTTTTGTATTTAATGTTGTATTGTCCCGGTAGTGCCATAACCTTTTAAGTAATTCGTGTTTATGTTGGTTAAATAATAAGCCAAGCCGTTGCTCCATTTGATAATAAACGAACACTTGACAAAGAAGTTAATGAATAACTAATTGCAGTATCAATCACATCCGTACCAAAAGGGTAAATAGTATTTGTAAATCCGTTTGCCCCTTTGATAATAAATACTTGACCTATATTTTCATCGTTTGCCTTTGGTAAATACACATTAATTGCTCCAGTGATATTTGCACATATAAGAACACAATTATTTGTAGTTAAATAGTAGTCAACTGTGGTTTTTGCAATAGGTAACTGAAGCCCTCCCGAAATAGCAAGACTTGCAATTTTCGCAACGTCCGCGCTAAGTTTTTCCGTTGCTATTCCTGTTTGGTCAAGTATCTTATTGTTACCTACAATGATACCATTAACACCGGGTTGTATTACGTTGCCTTGCCCGTATATTGCGCTCGTTGACGTGGAAGGTATAACGTTACCTACGAATGAATTGTTAAAGTGTATACTTCCCGTGTGACTTGCTAAGTCTCCGATTGTCGTTGGAGTAACCGACCCCTTAGCAAATGGGGCTAAGTCTATTTCGGTGTCTACACTCATCAACTCAACCTTAGTTAGATTCTGAGCGTTGCAGTCGTAATCAATTACTTTGTTGATAGTCCACCAACTATTGTCTATTCGTATCTTGTCGTTTAACTTTAGCCGTTGTATATCGTCTTCGCGTAGGTCGAAGAACGCAGTCAACATCTTACCCACGTTTATTTGATTAACCGTGCGTCTCCAATATAGGTTGTAAAGGTTGTTATTCGTCACGTTGTAACCTTCATAAAACATGTAGTCGGGTTGAGCGAATAAAATATCGAATGTCGGGTTAATTGGGTCGTCCCAATGGTGTAAAATTGGGTAGGTCGTTACACCACTTTCTCCAGTTGTTCCGTAGTCGTAAATATTATAAGCGTCACACGTACCTACACCCCCATCGTGTAAAATTCTTATATTAACTTTTGGTTCACCTGATAACGTAGGTAGGTAAGCGTTAAACGTACTTTGTGCTATTGGTGTTGGACTGAATGTAATTTCTTTTGTGTCTATACCTTTAACATACTCGTTGTTAAAAATAAACTCAAGTTGACCGTATATTTCTTTCGTTGCCTCAAAGTAAATTTTGTTCGGGTCGTCGCTGTCGTTTTTGTAGGTAAGTATTAATTTCTTCGCGCTTAGTTCAGGCAAGAATTGAAGTGCTTGGTCTTTGTCCTTTGCTAATTTGTAGGTCCAGTCTACTTCCTGCCCTTGGTCGTAATAGTCGTCACGGTGTTTTAGCACCAAGTTGTTAGCTACGTCAGGGTCTTGTTCGGTGTAAAGGTTGTACATCGTGAACAATGACTTAATAA